GGCGCACACCTCGCAGGAGGGCTGGACCCCCGCCGCGACGCCCGCGCTGTGGGTCGTGGTCGACGTGGAGCACGCGGGCACGCAGGATGACCCCATCCCCGCGAGCCGCGGCATGGAATATACCTATGGCCTTTACTACCTCGACAGCGAGGACGGCAAGACGTACCTGTGCGAGCGCACCGGCGAAGCTGCAGGCGGCAAGATCGTCTTGCAGTATCTGCCGCATGAGGTCGTGGGGCAGTATTTCAGCGAGGTGACGGCATGACGGAAACGATCATCTGCGCGCTCATTACCGGCGGGCTGACGCTCGCCGGGGTACTGATTGCCAACGGGAAATCGCAGGCGGTGACGGAAACGAAGCTGGACGAGCTGACGCGCGAGGTGCGCGAACACAACAACTTCGCCCGCCGGATGCCGGTGGTGGAAGAGCAGATCAAGGTCATCAACCACCGCATTGAGGACTTGGAGAACCAGAAATGAACATGCTCAAAAAGGCGTCGAAATTGAAAACGAGAAACGTTATTTTGATCATCGTTGGCATTTTCATCGCCGCTTTTGTGATCTACACGGTCATCTTTTACAGCATTAAGGGGTGGCAGTGGGACAACATTTTCCCGTACCTGCTGGGTACAGGCGGCATCATTGAGGCCTTTACCGGTCTTCTGACGCTGGCAGAAATCATCGTTGGGCGGAAACGAAAGGAGAACAACAATGACGTTTGATATGACTGAAATCGGCAAGCTGCTGATCGAGCTGGTCTGCCTGTGCATCACGGCGGTCCTGATCCCCTATCTCAAGCAGCGCTACGGCGACAACAAGGTGACAGAGGCGCTCAAATGGGTCAAGATCGCAGTCGCGGCGGCGGAACAGATCTACACTGCGGCGGATGGCGACAAGAAAAAGAAGTGGGTACTCGACTACCTCGAGCAGCGCGGTATTGTTTTAGATGAGGACGAACTGGACGCGGCCATTGAAGCGGCGGTGCTTGAGCTGCACAGCCAGCTCTACGGCGCAGAAAAGGCGGCGTGAGCATGGCGAGAGCAGAAGATATCCTCGCCATCGCGCGCAACGAGATCGGCACGGTGGAACAGCCGGGCAACCGACAGAAGTATGGCAAAGCCTACGGCACGGACGGCGTGTACTGGTGTATGCAGTTTGTCTGGTGGTGCTTCCAGCAGGCGGACAAGCAGCTCTTTTACGGCGGCGGAAAGACCGCGAGCTGCGGAGAGCTGATGAACTACGCCAAAGCCCACGGTCAGTGGGTTACATCCGGCTATCAGCCGGGCGACGTGCTCATTTATGACTTTCCCAACACGAAGGTCAAGACCGACCATACGGGCATCTGCGAGAGCGTGGACCGCCAGTACGTGACGGCCATCGAGGGCAACACATCGAGCGGCGCGGCGGGCAGTCAGGCCAACGGTGACGGCGTATACCGCAAGAAGCGCGCCAAGTCGCTTGTGCTGGGCGCGTATCGCCCAAGGTACGAGGCAAGTTACCGTGAAATGCTCAAGGTGCGCGCGGGACTGCTCAATCCAACGCTCGACTATTTGGCCGCGTACAAGTACGGCGACGACTTGATCCGCAAGCTCGCCACAATGAAATAAGAAAGGCGGTACATGTGGATGGGCGCATACAACGCTAATACCAACTGGGACAACGAAAAAAAATATCTTAATGATCTTGTGAGTAAGGGCGGCGGTAACGGTGAGTGGGCTAAAAATCAGCTGAAAGAGCTGGACAAGGCTCAAAAACAGTATGGTGGCTCTTCAAGCGGAAGCTCGGGCGGCAGCACAAGCAGACAAACCAGCTCAGGCAGTAATTCTAACCGTCAGACAAGTGATCGCAGTAACAGCTATACACCGTCTTCTGGCGGAAGTACAAGCCGCCCAAATAGTTCGACCAGCGGCGGAACGACATCCTCTACCCCTACATCGTCTGGAACTTATGGGGCCAGCACGAACTGGGAGAATGAAAAAAACTATTTGAACGGCCTAATCTCAAAGGGCGGCGGTACGGCAGAGTGGGCCAAAAAGCAGATGGAAGAATTGGCTTCCGCACAGCAGAAATACACCGGTGCGTCAAGCTCTGGCACTGGTGCCCTCTCCGACGCGGAACTGCGCAACCGCTATTTCCCCGGCGCGGACATTATTCCGTCCAGCGCAGATCTGGCCACAGGAACGACGCGAGCCCCCAACGGCGACATTCTGCCGCTGCACGACTGGTCGACCGATACGACCGACTACGGGAACGAAATGCTGAACGCGAAGGATATCTATGAATTCCGCGAGGCGGCGCAGGCGCGCGTGAACAAGGCTAACGCACAGGGTATCGATATTTACGGGAATGGCACTGCCCGGACAAATGAAGACCTCTATAACGAGTGGCGCAAGAGAAGCGGCTATGATCCAAAACTCAGCAGTTTCATGTCCCGCGGCTACGGTCTCAATTCGAGCACAGGTGAAGTCGGCTGGGTGGACAACTTTTATCAAAATGAGGGCTACTATGGCATGGACGGTGAGGGCCACTGGGGGTATTACGCCGATCCCGATTTGACACAGAAGCTGGAAAACGGCACATGGGATGACTATGCCTCGAGCGATGGCGGCTATGTGCGCATGGACGACCGCGGCACGCCCGATATGACGCAGCGCGATATGTCCCGCGCCGGTCAGACCGTCATTCTCACTTCGCCTAAAGGCACGTTCAGATGTACTTATAACGAAAACGGCTACATGACCGGCTGGGCCCGAACCTCCACCAGATACACCCCCGGTCTTATCCCCGCCAAGGCGGATAATGATGCGGGTGTGAGCAGCGAAGAACTGATGAACTTGCAGTTTGGTCATAGTTACACCGGTCCCGGGTCTACGATCAAGGACAAGGACATTTCCCCCGCATCTCGGTCGGACTATGAAAAAGTCATGGCATCGCGTGGCCAAAGCAGTGTTGGCGGCAGCGAGGGCATGGGCGGAAATCTGCCGGATGCAAGCGGCGCGAACAGCGATCTTTCCGGCTTGCTGTCCGATGCGCTCTATGGCAGTGCAGGCGGAAGCTCTTCTGGGAGCGGTTCTTCCGGCGGAAGCTACTCCGGCGGCAGCTCTGGCGGCGGATATGATCTGACGGAATGGATTAAGAAGCAGTACGAAAGTGCACTTGAGAGCGAGCTTGCAGGGCTGAAAGAGGCCTATGAGAAAAACACCGCAAGCCTCGACGACGAAGAATCCCGTCTGAGCGGCATCTATGATCCGCAGCGCAACCGCATTGCCGCGCAGAATGCCCTTGCTAAAAGAGCATGGGACGAGCGCGCGGCTGCAAACGGCCTTTCGTCCGGCGCAAACGGTCAGGCAGAGCTTGCCCGCTCGAGCGCGATGCAGCGCGATTTGGCAAGCATCGGCGAGGAAGAATCCAATGCCCGCGCGGATATCTCGCTTCGCAAAAAGGAGCTGACTATCACATACACAAACGCTATTGCAGAGGCAAAAGCGAACGGGCAGTACGAGCTTGCCAAGGCCCTTTATAACGAACTGATCCGCGTGCAGGGTCTTGAACGCGAAGACCAGATCCGCGAGAGCGAAAACGCGCTCCAGCAGGCGCAGGCTCAGATGGAATACGAGCTCGCGCTCAAGCAGATGGAGGCGGACAATACCGCGTCGTCTCAGACGACGGCAAAGCCCAGCCTGACGGCCTCGCAGGCGTACACAGCCTATAAAAACGGCATCCGCACGGACGAGGTCATGACGGCGATGCAGTATTATTACGGCATCGGCGGCAGCTCTTCCGGCGGCTCGGGCGGTACGTTCGGCACGTCTGGCGGCACATATAGCGGAGGTACGTCTGGGAAGACTGGAACGACGACCTCGCCCACCAGCAAGACGACAAACACCAACAAGGTCGGCTATGACAATGGCGGTCTGACGAGCGCGCAGATCAAAAAATTGCAGCAGGATTTGAACAAGTATCTGCCTGCGGGGCAGAAAATCGCTGTGGATGGCTATTGGGGCCCTGCGACCAAGGCAGCGGCTGGCGGTGCAACGGCGAAGGACTATTATTACGCATGGCTGAACCAGCAGCAGAAAAACAGTGGGCTGGTCAACAGGCAGGAAAGAATGTGAGGTGACGGCGCATGGCGGTAAATCCGGTACTGCGTCAGTTGGTCGCAGATGGTAAGGCTACAAAGAACGCGCAGAGCGGCACACAGACAAAGATGACGGCGGCGAAAGCCGCCGCCCAATCCACGCCTATGCGTCGCTCGCTGAGCAATCAGCAGAAACCGACGTCTGGCGCGCAGAAAACCGACACGCTGACCTCTGCCATCATCTCGACGAATCAGAAGGCCGCACAGAAGAACAACACCATCGCCGAGCGCGGCAGCAGGCACTATACCAACCGCGCCAACCAGCAGCGGCGTGCACAGGCACAGGTGGTGGCGAACCAGATCAAGAAAAACAATGCCAAGAGGGCAAATAAATACTCTCTCGGCAAGGGCGTTGCGGGCGCGGTGGCAAAGGGTGTCAATCAGGCCGCACAGGGTGTTGCCAGCACGCTTGCAATGGCCGAAGATGTGCTGCTGTCGCCGTTCGAGCTGTTTTCCGGTCAGAAACTCGGAGATCTGTCCGACACTGCCCCGCTCAATAAGCTGTCGCAGAGAATCAAGAATGAGGGGCAGGAAACACAGAAGAAATATGCCGACAACGTCGCAAAGGGCGGCAAGGCGGCGGAACTGCTGGACAAGTACGGTGCCGCGACGGTCGCGGCAGTGCCGCAGGCGGTCATGGCCTACCTGACGGCGGGCGCATCCGCAGGCGCAAGCACGGCGGGGCTCGGCGCGCAGGCGGCGGCGGAAATGACCCCCAGCATGGCAGGCACGATCCAACACGGCGTGATGGCGATGGCGAAGGACCCGAACTACTGGACGGCGTTTTCTCAGGTCGTCGGACAGAGCTATGACGAGGCAATGGACGACATGGCGAAGACCGGCACGGAAAACAACAAAGCCCGCACGAAGGCGGCACTCTACGCGATGGGCAACGGCCTTTTGAATGCGGCGGTCGAGGTCGGAGGCGGTATTCAAAAGCTGCCGGAAGAGCTGAAGCATGGCGCGAACGCGTGGAAAGCATGGGTCGATTCCGCCGTGGACGAGGGCAAGGAAGAAGTGGTGCAGGGTGTTATTGAACGCGCCTTGCAGAACGGTGTGTACCACAAGGGCAACAAGCTTGCTTCCCTTTCGGACAGCGACGCCATTCTGAACCCGCGCACGGCGGCAGAGGAATTTGCAGGCGGCGCGGTCGTCGGCGGTGTGCTCGGCGGCGGTCAAATCGGCGTAAATGCGATGCTGAACGCCATGAACGGACGCGGCAAGGCGGCAGAAACGCCGGTCGTTGACGCAGGAGCGCGTCAAGCGGTGAACAAGGGTAATTT